TTATCTTGTTCATCTCTCCACTCTTGTTTTCTATCAGGATGAACAGTCCAATGAAGTTTAATCATATTCCAATCATTACTTCCTTCTTCTGCTCCTACCCAAGTTCTATGAAACCAATTACCAACACCATTTGGTGTAGATAAAGCTATACATTGACCACCAGTACTCAAAGTACTTTGTGCAGCAGTCCATATTGTATCAATCTTATCGATGAATGCTGCCTCATCAATGACGAGTAGAGATAGTGCCTCTGAACGACCTGCGTCCTCAGTACTTGATATCGCCTTTACTTGTGAACCATTTGAGTATCTAAGTGAGAGTTTATTATCCTCAACACAATTTGACCTTACCCAACTTGGTAGGTTTGCGTGCATCACTCGGATTTTTGTAACTAAATTTTTAGCGGTATCTTGTTTGGTAGCAATTACCAATATATTTTTATCTGTTTGAAATGTCATCATCCATAATGCGTATCCTGCAGTTAATGTTGATATACCTAACTGACGAGCCTTTAAAATGACATTATAATTATTTTCTTTAAAATCTTTGAGGGATGCCTCTTGAAACGGATATAGAGCAAAGGGGACTTTACCTTTAAGTGGATGTTGAATTACTGCATACTTCTTTAAGAAATATACAGGATCTACTGCACACTTTAAATACTCTTGTTTAATTACCTCTTTGATTTTAGCTTCGGACATTTATCTCAGTACATAGATGACACCAGTTCCACCGATTGCCACTTTTTGTACTCCAATCGGATAGAGTGTGCCTGCCACTAATGCATCTGCACCAATTGTTCCACCTGCTGAACAATGGATGACAACATTACTCTTATTTTCAACGAGAAATGCTCTACCTTCATTTGAACCACTAAATGCTATGGTGGTACTTGAATCTACCTTTGTTGCATGATTATAATCACCAAGATTACCTCGTATGACTGGTTTAGTTCTATCGACTATTCCCATTTATTCTCTCCTATATATATATGTATATAATTATTACTATTTTGAAAACTTACGAAGGAACTTGACCGCATCATCTACATCTTCGTTATCAAATACTTCTACCATCTTATTAATTTCATTCTTTGTTCTTGTAAGTTTTCTTTTAGCGTTTGCTACGACTTTTTTATTAATTCTTTTTCTACCCAATAATTTATCTAAATCTTTTTGTAATTGTTGTTTTTCTTGTTTTTGTTTTTCTATTATTTCCTTTAACTTAACAATTTCATCAGGTGTTTTGTGAAAAAGTGATTTAATCCAGTTAATAATCATCCTATTATCTCCATCATTTTTTTATATTGTGATTCATTTCGTGTTTTGTGTGGTTGGTCAAAATCACTATCATCAGGTTTTTCATACTTTGCGTAATCATCTTTATCACGAGTGACCTTTTCTTCAACTTTTTGTACTCTGAAATTAACAACCTTTCTCCCATTTATCGTTGGCATCCCATGTTCGTCTTTACCGATTTCTTTTACTTTAATTTTTTTGTTTTTGAATCTACCACCTAATATGGTGTCTCCAACACTTACATCTATTGTAATAGGCATTAGTCTTCTCTCCAACTTATCATTAAGTTTTGACCATCTAATTTTTCAGTAACATTATCCTCACGACTTAATTTTCCACCAAGTCCATTTTCAATGATTTTCTTTAAATCACCAAATGTTAAATCTTTATCATCAAATGGATGAGCCATATGTCCATAAGCACCACCTTCGTTTAGAAGTTCTTTTTCAACTATATCGTTCCACCATTCTTTTGTTAAAGGACTGTATTTATCTTTTCTCATATTCATAAATATTAAATCTCTATACTTTCGAGTTCTTCTTGAGTCTCTTGTTCCATCTTATCAAATTCTTCTAACGCCTCATCGGCCATTTTTTCTATCTGTTCCGTATTCTGACTCCACTTTTCTGTTTCCAATTCTAATTCTTTTACGCCAACCGATTCATGAACTTCAATTGGTTTAGATGCCTCTTTACGCCAATCTTGTACTCCACTTTTTTGGTCTTTAATCCATGCCAACTTATTATTTAGTACCTTTTGTCTTTCCCAATTCTCATATGTACCCTTGGCTCTTAATTTAGCCTCAAATTTAACTTGACAATCAAAACATTGGTCGTATAATCTATACATCTTATCATCCAAGTGACTCTTCATTGTCTTTTTACACTTTGGACAAAACCAAGGTGTTCTTGCACCTTTTAGGGCATCTGTCCTATCTAATGTTTCTTGTCGTTCCTTTACAATCTGCTCTTGTCGTTTTTTCTTTTCATCCAAATCTTCCATTTGAACATAAATCTTTTTTTCAACTTTATCACCACGGGCTACTCGTCTGATATTCTCTATCTGTCTTGCCCGTTCTCTATGATTTGATGATAATATACTATCTCCCATAACCTACTCCTAAAATGTCATTAAACCAGTAATCTGATTGATTGGTGCAAATGCTCCAGTAAATTTGTATGTCTTTCCCTTGTATTTAAAAACAATACCTTCACTTGGAACGATGGCATCCAATCCACCAATAGCATTTAATCGGTCTAATTGTATTTTTAATCTGTTTAACTTCTTTAAATCTTTTTTACTTTTAACATCTTTGATTGCGGCGTCAAGTCTTTTCTTAATACCTTGAACAGCTGCATCAGGTGATGCTGCTAACCAACCACTTACATTCTTCATTATTTCGGCACCAACATCAAAGAATAATACTTCAAATGGTTTCATATTTTCTTTGACCATTCTAGCGTGGTCTTGTTTATCCGTAGTCAATACCCAATCTAAAAACTTTGGTTGGTTCTTAAAATCTTTTCTAATCATTGGAACTTTGTAAGACTTATCGAAGAATGCCCATCTCTTAGTTAATTTCTTTAATTTTGTGGCTGGAATTGTAAATCCAAATTGTTTTGCTGCGTTAAATATAAATTCTTCCCAATAACTTTGGTGATACTTACCCAATGTGTCGTTATCTTTTAAACCATATTCCTTCTGTAATTTATTCAATCTACTTAAGTATTGTCTTTTCTTTGTACCAAAGTTTTGTGTTTTAGGAACTGTTAAAAAGTTTGGTTTTCCGATATTATACTTTTTCTGTACATTTTGATTGACTTGTTTAATCATACCAGCTAACATTCTAGCACTACCTTTAACTTCACCCACCACATTTCCATTGTCATCGTATTCAAGTGCTCCATGAAATACTATTTCAGCTTTATCATAATCGATAACATTAGCTGACTTAGGCCACATGACTTCTAAATTCATAAATGCCTTACCATTCATAAAAATCTTATCTCTTTGTTTTACACTTAGAGATTTGATTGCCCTTTGTAAATCTTCCATAGCAAAAACGAAAGCATCTGATATATCACCACGACCTTTAAACTTTGATTTCATACCATTTAAATCAAGTGCTGTCTCACCTTTGTTTTTTAAATGACCTTTATTTCTAGCAGCTATTAATTTACCTTCTGACATTAGTTCATTATCCTTTTCTGTTGCTAAATTACTTAATTTATCCGTATCAACGACATCCAAGTTATCTATTTTCCAAGTATCATCCATTTTTACATCCTGTTTACCTGGTTTCATCATAAATTTAACCAATTCCCAACCGATTGATTGGTTGATTTCTGCCTGTCTTTGTGCATATTTAGCATATGGTTCATCTACACTTTGCCAATTCTTTCCACCTTGATTTATTGTCTTTCCATATGTGACGGTTTTAACCATTTGAGGTTCTAAACTATCAAATGATAAAGTATTTTTTGGCCTTGGGTCTTGGGCGTTATCACTTAGTACATAATTGACTAATTCCCATCCGTGTTGTTCTGCCCATCTTTTAGAGATTCGTTGGTAATCATTAAAATCTTGGAAAAAATCATACAATCCTTCATCACTAATGGTTGGAATACTACCACCAACTGACGAACTTTCTTTTATTATCTCATTAATATTTTTTTCTTGTAAAAATTTATCGTAGGTTTCATATAGTTTCTTAAACTTATTGGTCATCATACTATATACACCCTTATCAAAGTAACCGAAGGCTTGTTTGAATAATTTTGGTCTTTCCTTATCTTCAATTTTAGGAGAACCTAATAAATCTCTCATTACGGTTCCACTAACTTCCTTACCACCAACCTTCACCGAAACATGAGGTGCAGTCATAAAGTATCCGTGTTCTTCATACCCCTTAAGATTTCTCTTATTTTTCTTATAATCTTGGAAGTATGATGCTGTACCATCCTTCTTTTTACCACCACTCAATCTACCAGCATCCTTCTCTCCAAATATATATATCACTGCTGTAGTCTTAGAATCGTATTTTTTTAGCACTTCTTCTGCCTTTAATGGTGAAGCTGCCTTAACTATACGATTCTTTGGAACACCCATCTTTGTCATATGACGGACTTTTTCACTAAAGTTCATTGGATGTCTTGGTGGTTTTTTTATGTTGGATGTGGTTATGTACACATCATCTACTTTTGATTTTAACCATTTGTAAGTTTTAAAATGATGTGGCCCGAATGGTTGATACCTACCACCATATATACCCACCACCTTTTTAATCTTCTGTTCGTTTAAGGTAATTTCCTTCATTATCTTTTGCTTTTCAATCCATTGTTTACCACGATAGTTTTTAACAGATTTTTTGATAAATTTACCTATTCCTTTTTTAACCAACATATTAAATTTCTTTTCGGCTTGTTTTGGACTCAATGTATCAGAATTATCCACCATCATAAAATTTTCATTACCAAATAATCCTTGAAAGTATATTTTATTCTTTTGAACTTCATTCCATGATTTCTCTACAATCTCAGGATTTAATTTTCTCGGTCTTTCCATATTTCTTTTTTGTGCCACTTCCAAGTCCGTATGAACGAATACCATGTAACAATCGTATCCAATTTCTTCTAATTCTTTCTTTTGGTCTTTGATTTTATCGTACTTATGACCCGTACCATCGATTATCATTCCCAATCTACCATTCATGTAAAGTTTTTTTCTAGCAGTAGTAAGTTCTTTAGCTCTACTTCTCAATCCACTATAGTCACCATATGTTGGGTCTGTTAATTGTCTAAATAACTCATCAGGCATATCATCCAAGTCCGTACCAAAACCATACTTGTTCAACATTCTTGTCAATTCTTTATCTTGATTAACAAGTTTTAGTCCATAAGCAGATACATTTATTTTCTTTGGAATTCCGTATAACCCACTTGCAACAAATGATTTACCACTACCTGGCCCACCAGCTAAAAATACAGCTTTCAAAATACCAGGATCATTTACTCCTTCATTTACGGAATCATTTATTCCTCTTCCACCTATGTCCATAGTTTGAGAGAATTTTTTGAGTTTTGGAAAAGCCCTAAATTTACTTAATTTATCTTGTTTTGTCCATTTCATCTTGTCAAACACCTTCATTCTCATGTGTTGTTTTACTATGTAATAAATATCAGCAACATTACCACCCATCGATTTTATCCACTTCTTATACTTTAATACGAGTTGTGCGGAAACCTTTTCGTGTCCATAATGTGTCCAAAAACCTTT